CCACGTCCTTGCCCATGGCGCCGGCCATTTCGCCGATGGCCGGAAACCACTGCTTGGCACTCAGGCCGTACATCTCGAGCTTGGCGGTGGCATCCACCACGTCCGGCATTTCGAAGGGCGTCTCCGCCGCCGTCTTCTTCGCCCAGTCCATCATCTCCGCGGCCTTCGCCGTGTCCTTCATGGCCGTCTGCAGCTTAGCCCCATACCCCTCCATCTCCATGGAGGCGTCCAGGCCGGACTTGGCAAGGGCCATGGCGCCGACACCGGCCGCCGTCATGGCCGTGCCCACGCCTCGGGCCGCGCTCATCGTGGCCGACCATTTGCTGTTGAACTGCTCGGAGGCGGCCTGCGCGCCGCGGAGTTTCATCTCCAGGCCGTTCATGGAGCCAGTAATGGCCTTCAGCTTGTCGGAGGCCTGGTCGATGGCCGATATGACGACCTTGATGCTCATGTCGCGTCCGGCCATGGTCAGACCCCCTTCGCGCGGAGTTGGTCCAGGTCAGATAGGCAGTCCAGCAACACACCAACCTGCCCCACCGTCAGGCTCATTACAGTGTCCAGCGTCCATCCGAACCGCTCGCACAGGAATGCGACCTCGACGGGTGTCACGCCTCGGATCCCGTGTCGGTCTCGCCGCTGAAAAGCGCCGTCATCGCCTCGCCCAGCTTGTCCAGGTCGGTAGCAGTGATGAGTCGCCCGGCGTCCTCGATGGTCGCCTCCGGGTCACCGTGGAGCAGCGAGCGCCAGAGGACGAACCGGACGGAGCGGGCCTGGGTGGACTTGTCCTGCAGGAGCGATAGGGGGCCGATGGCCTCCTCAAATGCGGCGAGGTCGTTGAGGTCGAGTCGGTGGAGTTGCACCGTGCGAGTGCCGATGTCGATGGAGAACGGTTTGGACTGCAGGTCTGCGAGGCTCGCCTTTGGCGTCGCCTTGCCCATATGGTTCCCTCCAGAACTCAAAACCGCTCCCGTTTGGGAGCGGCGGCATTGTCAATGCTGATGGTCGTCGCGGTCTACGTCCAGGCCCAGTCCACGCAACCGGCCCGGCTGTTGCCGTTGAAGCCGTAGGTCCAGCCCACGTCCGAATTGGCGTCCACAAACCCGAAGTCCTCGTTGTTCGGCTGCAGGCTCGTGAGCGTGATGACGAGGCTATCGGTCCCGTTGGTGCCGGTGAGAACCATGCCCAGTGTGTTGGGCAGCAGGTCCTCGGCGAGGTCGAGCGTCGCTTGCGAGAGCGGGATGTCCGAGGTCAGGTCCACGGTCACGACCTCCGCGCCATAGCGCCGCACGTTCGGCCAGCGCTTCTGCCCCGCCGCTTTGGTGTTCCCGTTGCTCTTGAAGCTGCAGTTGTTGTTGAAGTTGATGGTCACTGCGGTGACGCCATACTCCGCGCCCTCGAAGGAGACCACGAACTCATAGTCCTCCAGGGACAGGTTGGCCTCCGGGTCCATCTCGTCCCCGGCGTGCGTGGCGTAGGCAAGACCGCCCCACGTGACCGAGGCCTGCAGTCCCTGGCCCTGCGAGTAGTTGATACTCCCCTGGGTGATCCATGCGGCGTCGTGCTGGACGCCCCACTCGTCGGCGCCGCCGGCGAGGTACACCTCCGTCAGTGCACCCCGTGGGTAGCTGGCCCGAAAGCCCGCGGCGACGAGACCTTGGTTGGTGGCGGTTACGTCGAAGGTCGCGTTGCCGCCGATCTGGACCACACCGCCACGGCGCATGATATTGCCGCCGGAGCCCATGCGGCTCCTGGCGTCCGGGTTCAGCGGCAGGGCGCCGCCTGTCAGGACGCCCACGGGAGTATCGGCGCTGGCGGTGCCCCAGTGCAGCCACTGCCAGAGCCCGGTGATCGGTCCCTGTGCCATGTCTCTCTCGCCCCTTTCTCTACAGCTTCAGCCGCCGGTCGGGGGCGGGGTAGAACGAGATGCCGTCGGCCTCGGTGCCGCCGGTACCGCTTGCGGCCGTCACACCCCGGTACAGCGGGTAGACATATGCGTCGGTGGTGTAGGTGTGCAGCAGGTTGCTCAGGACAGTCAGGCTCGTGTTCTCGACGATGCTGTCGATGGTGGCGATCTCCTGCTCCTGCCAGACCTCGTCGGGTGCAGAGCCGGACCACTGGGTAACGAGGACCTGTTGGGCGGCCTTGAACTGGGCCGTGGCCGCAACGGGCAGGACCTTCTGCCCGCTCGCTGCACCGCCGGTCAGGACCTGGGCGCCGAACACGTATGTGTCGCCCACGGCTCCACTGTTGAGTGTGCCGAGGACCACCTGCGAGACGCTCTTGGTGGTGGCGTCCTCCAGTTTGAGCGTGGCCGCTACCGTCCAATCCGCAGTGCCGATGGCCGTCACGCGCCCCAGGATCGGCGAGACGCCGTAGTTGGTCGAGATGTCGGCTGCGGAGGCGATGGCGCCCCCACGCACCAGCGTGCCCAGGAGGGTCCCCGGGGCACTCGCCCCGGCGTCAGCGTCACCACCGATGTTCGCGGCACTCAGCGCGGAGCGGGCGGCCTCGGTCCAGAGCGCCGAGAACTTGGCGTCCACGCGCCACTGCTTGGCGGTCAGGTAGGCGTCCAGACCAGACAGCCCCAGATCGGTAACACAGTAGGTCTGGATGTCTCCCAGCACGGCCCGCAGTTCCGTCAGTTGCCCGAGCTTCATGGTCTCGATGGTCGTGTCCAGGGACGTAAGGTCCGAACCCTTGACGCGGTTCTCGAACGTCTCGTCGGCGGCGGCGTCTACTCTGGTCCACGTATCGCTGCCGCCCACGGCGACATATCGGCACGCGGACTTCTGGTAGGCCCAACGGTCGAACAGGCCCATCAGGGTCGTCTCAACAGCAGTCAGAGCCATGGGCCTAACCCCCCTTCAGGGTCTCATAGTTGACGTCACAGGCCACGCAGCGGAAGATCTGCTCCGTGTTCTCGAAGAGCGGGACTACCACAGTCGGCGCCGCGGTGATGTGTCCGACGCGCACCCCGGCAAGGCTGCGGTTGGCGTGCATGAAGTCCTCGAACTCGTTGAACAGAGCGATCAGGGCGTTATCGGCGGCGTCCGTATCATCCTCGTCGTCGGGCACCGCCAACAGGACCTCGTAGTTGTAGCGGCGCTTCCAGTTGTTGCCGCTGCCCGCACTGGTCTCTCCATTGGGCATGCCCAACCACGTCACGATGACGAGGGCTGTCTGCGCGCTGGTCAGGCGCAGCGAGCGGCAGGGGCCGACGCGGATGACCGCGCTCGCCAGTGGCTCCACGGTCCAGGCCCGCAGGGCGGCGAGGAACGCGGCCTTGAATGTGCCCACCCGGACCTGACTCATCACGTCACCCCGAAGACCTTGCGGAGTGCCTCGTCGAACTCCGCGGCGATGTTGTCCTGTTGGGCGGCGAGCGCGGGCACCAGGTACGGGTGGGGCTTGATGACGACCCAGTCCTTCAGGACATACTGCGCGACCCCCGCGTCGTCGAACAGGAAGAGCTTGCCGTTGATGCGCCGGACGTGGAGCGGAGTGCTCGCATTGCGGCGGTGCCGCGGTGCGCCCTTCATCGTGCCGATGGGGATGGCAAGCATCTTCGCATGGACCGGCCGGATGGTGCCGCCGATCTCCTGGATGCGCCCGTAGATCACGTGCGGTCCGATGTCCGCCGAGAGCCGGCTCTCGTTGGCGTGGACCATGATGGAGCGCGCCAGATTTCCGGTCGGGTTGGCGAAGACCGTCTGCGTGTTCAGCTTCGCCTGCCGCTGCACCAGTGCGGCACTCCGGGTCACGGCCCGCATCAGGACGCGCCGGTCCTTCAGGCGCATGGTGGCGAGGTCCAACTCCTCCGCGGCCTCGCCGATGAACGTGAGCTTCATCATCTCGTCGTGCTCACCTGATTCAGGTCCAGCCGGACTTGACTGTGCGGCTCCGGCAGGCCGGGAACGCGCTCCTTGCCCAGCACAGTGCACCGGACTTGCTGTTCGCGCGGGATCAGCACCCAGGCCCCGTTCTCGGCCTTGCGGTGCGTCTCCCGCACGCGGCACCCGATCTCCAGTTCCGTCCTGTCATCGCAGTAGGCCTCGTGCGTGATCGGGTCGTTGTAGGCCTGCGCCCGGCTCTGCCTCTGGCGGGCACTGAGTTG